TCATTACCTAAAATATTTTCTAAAGCACCAACATCCGCACCTTGTGATTTGCTTACCTGTATATTAAAGCCCTCTCTATATTCCCCTGATGGTACTAACCTATCATCAAGGTCTTGATTCATTTTAGACCCTATAAAAGCATTTTTAACTTCCGCCATCTATTTAACTTTTAATCCATTTAGATTTATTTCTCATTATTTGTGCTATTTCATCTAATTTAATATTAGATAATCTAATTTTAGCATTTCTAGTAGCTGCAGATTTTTCTCTTTTATATCTATTTACTATATATTCAGGGGTGTTAATTCTAGATGATAATATTGCATGGTTTAAATAAGCATATACAGCCGCCTCGGCCATTTTAGGCACCCTCATATCTTGATCGTAAGCAAGACCATCAGATATGTATTCTAATATTATAAGAGCGCTATTCAAATTACTAGAAAAAGACATGCTTTTTTCTCTTTCATTTATAGTAAACCACCCATTAAATTGAGATATTTCAGGGTTCATTCCATAACGCTGCCCTAGAAGACCATCGGCGAATTGATAATTATAAAAAACCGATTGATCGTATGCAGCATTATTAAAATTACCATTGATTAATTTATTATTTGCTTTATCCCATCTTTCTTCAGTAATTGAAGTAGCTCTAACATTTTCGTTAAAGTTATCTTGTATAGGATCTCCTGCATAATCTTGCGGTAATATTTCAGAGGGATTAGAAGTAAGTGTAGTTGGGTATATTATATGCTTAACACCTTGTTGATCGACCCAAGAAGTCTTTACATAATTTACATAATCTTGCGGAAGAGGTATAGAAAGATTTGGAGGGATTGTAAGTTCTTGTGATTTAACACTTTTTAAAGTGTCATAGCTTAGTTCTTGTAAAGCGCGTTTAGCATGAAAAATAACATCAGTTCTTTTAACACTAGGTATAAGTTTACCAGCGCCTACATAAGCAACTATAAAATTATTTATTAAATCAGAAATTTTTATATATGCATATCCACCATAGTTATCCTCTACAGCATTGCCATAAGCATCTTGATTACCATACACGCCTCCATCTTGTCTTTTTAATTGCACAACAAGATAATCGCCGGCGGGTAATTGTGTTTCTAATGTTATAACGTTGTCAACAACTGTATATGGAGCAATATATTCTATGTAACTACTTCCAGCGCCTGTAGTGCTAGTGTATATTTTAAAGTTATTTTGTGCATAACCAACAGATAAAGGATCATATCCCCCAAAAATTAACTTAGTATCAAAAGTAGTAGTATATGAAAGTTGAGTACCATCAGCTATAAAACTTTGTGCCCCAGCGTAATATTGTCTATTTGTTTCGGTTATTAAACCTCCATTGGGTGTTGCCATAGCTTATTAACTTTTTTGATTTATTTCTTCTTTTTGAATTTGTTGCCCAGCTGCTTGAACTATCTGCGGATCTCTTATTATTATTCCAGAGTATTGCAATATTTTTAAAATAACTTCTGTTTGTTCAGATTCATGTAGTTCAAAATTTACCGAAGTTTCACCATTATGTATATATTGCCCTAATCCACCAACGGTAAACCTCCAATTTACATTAGCGGGCTTTCTAACGTAGTCAACAATTATATTACTTGTTATTGTTGCTGGCTGAATAAATAGTTTATTATTCTCATATAAATACACGGGAAAATCTTCTGTAGCTTTTGTTAGTTTTGATTTTTGTATATTATAAAAATCATTTCTTTGAAGTCTTTGTACTTCTGTAGTATTTTTATATATTACTTCTCCTAGTCTGTAGAATGAAACGATAGTTCCATAGACATCAGTTGTAGGCAATGTAAAGTATTGTTGCCCAGGGGTTGACGTATTATCGTAAACTGCATTGCCAAATGTTTTAAATATAGATATTTTTTCATCAATATTTTCTACACGGCTTGCATATGTATCATCAGTTTGGGGAACTCTTAATTGTTGATTTAAGTCTTCAAAATACTTTTCAAATATTTCAAGCTGTACTTGAGTTCCTAAACTATCAAACTCAGCTGGAGGTATATAACCTCTTTGTTCTTTGTTTAATATGTATAAAACTGTTTGATATACAGTGTTTACGTTTATTGCCATTGTTTATTTATTATTAATTATAATAGCTAGGCCACTTTTAAAGCAGCCTAACTACTATAATATTACACGTTAATATAGTTTTTTCTCTATTGATTTATAAACTTCTACACCTTCATCAGTTTTAAGGTAAGAAGCAAATGCAGAAAATGGATTTTCATCAAAAGGAACAATCATTAATCTTTTATCATTTGAAGACCAGTGTATACTTCTTTGATCAGATGATAAATAAATAATGTTAGCTTCGCTAGCTTTAATTGCAAAATTCCTTAGCTCTACGTTTTCGTCATTAGCCAAGTTTAAGAACAAGTTAGGATTTTTCTTAGCGAATAATAGTAAATCTCTTTTAATCTCCTTAGATGTGAGATCTGCTACCTTAGATCCAACCTCAACTCTTAATATAGCTTCCATTTGATCTATTTCCATACCCATTGCCGCATTCAGTGCATCCACCTCTGTTAAAAGGTCTTCTAAATCATCTTCAGCAACTTCTACTTGATCGTATTCATAATATAATACACCTTTCTTAGGATGATATAAAGAAAGTAACTTTTGTAAATTTTGTTTTTCTTTAGGAACAAACAATGAACCATTTTTAAACATTATATGCCCTAATGTTGCTTCTCCTTTTTGTTCACTTACAAAAGGTGAGTTTTGATTAGTTGCATACCTAAGCTCTTGTTGCTCACCGGTTTCATTATTAAACCAAAGCATTGGCCATCTTTGTGAATGTTTAGATTGAATCGTATATGTTATAGGTTGATGTGCACCTTTTAACAAATAAGTTCTATCTTTAATTTCCCATTGGGGTTTAGAAGGTTTTACTTCTTTTTTTACTGGAATAACATTAATAGTCTCTTCTTTTTGTGGAACGTCAATAACGTTATCAGTAGTTGTGTTTTTTGTGGTAGCTTGTTTAGCCATGATATAATATAATTAAATAGTTAATAAAAAAATGTAAAGTAAGGGGCACCACTACGATACCCCTTATCCTTACAATAATAGTCTATGCAGAAGCTGTGAACAATACGAAATTGTTTGCACCTTGAGTTACAAGACATCTTTCAGATAGGAAGTGTACTTCCATAGCATCAAGCGCTGAAGTATAAGCACCTCCAACAGAACCAGTAATCCAAGATTTCATTCTTCGATCATCAGCCTGAGAAGCTCTATACCTTACATGCAAGAAAGGTCTACGGATGTTAGTTCCCAAAATTTGGTCGTAAACAGTTGAGGTACCTGCAGGAATCAAAACTCCTTCAATACCAGAAACTGCAACTGCACCTCTTGTAGAAGCATCATTTAGATATTTCCAATCTGTCTTATAAAAATCGTAAGATCCTCTGCGGAAACCACTAAATCCAAGATTCAATGCCATTTCTTCAGAATTTTCAAACAATCCATAAGCAGTACCACCTTGAGCACCATCAGAAACATTAGCTAGCATGCCGTCAATATCAAGAGCAAGTCCTCTATTAACAAAAAGCATGTTCTCTTCAATAGCTCCTTGAGTATCTAAGTTTTTCAAGATGCTATCAAATTCGGTAAGTCCTGTAGCTCCACCAGTAAAGTTATTAAGAACGTTACCTCTTGATTGAATAGAAGCAAAAAGTCCTTCAGTACCTTTTACAGTCAATGTAGAAGTTCCGCTTACTAGTTCACCTTCAACAACTGCCATTTCTAGATAATCTTCAAAACGTAGTCTTGTTTCAGACTCAGCTTTTAGATACCATAGGAATCCAGAAGTACCATCCTCAGTAGCAACTTCAACCCATCCGATTTGTGCAGCGTCTGATCCAGAAATTGCATACTTATCTTTAATGATGATAGGTGAATTGTTGTATTGAGTGAAAGAAGGTGTGATAGAACGCTCACGACCGTCAGCAGTTCCTTTCTTAAATTCAGAACCATAAACAAAAATCTTACCAGTTGTTAGTCCTGTAAAATCAATTTCAGAACCACCACCAGTAGCAATTAGATCTCCTTGAGTATAAGGCTTAACAGTTAAAGTAGCCAAAGTAGGAGAAGTATCAACGCTAGTTTCTACAAAACATTTTAGTTCTTTTCCTGTAGCAGGATCCATAAGAACAATAGTATCATTTGCAGAAATAACGTTTGCAACAAAGCTAGCTCCAGCAGTAGCATTCAATACGAATGTTAAAGTAGAACCAGTTGCAACAGTTACATTAGCATAAGCAACATGTAGTCTATTTTGCTCAGACCATACAACTTGATCAGAAGTCATGGGCATTTCTGCGCCAACCATTCTTAAGAAGCCAGATAAAGTTCTGTTACCATATCTTTCTACTTCTTGCTCGTAAATTTCGGGTAGGTACTGTTGAGCGAAGTCATTAGTACCATCTGTAAAACTTAGGTAGTTATCACTAAGTATTTGTTGCTTTTGACTTGGTTTAATTGAACCAAAAGCAGGTGAAACATTTGCCATTTTTAATTTTTTTTAATTAGTTAAATTTTTTTGTTTTTATTTTTAGTCTACTAGAATCAGCCCCGCTAATAGCCCTGACCTTTAATCCATTAATAAATACATCACCGCCGGCTGTTTGTCTTGGCTCAGTTGTAATGTTTTTAGTTTTAGCAATCTGTTCTTTAATAGCATCGGCACGGCCTTGCTCATAGAAATGATTTACAAGTTGGTCAGTATTCCTAGCGGCATAGAGGGCCTTGTGATAACCTCCAGGGTCTTGTAATTCACCTTTGTCGTTTAAGAACGTCTCAACGAACTTAGATAAATTTTTCTGGCTGTCAGCAACAGAAACAGGGTCTTTTACAGAATACTTAAATTTTTTAGATCCTACATTAAAATCGAAACCTTCGAAATTGCTGGAAAAATAATTGTCAGTAGTCTTTTCAAACCTGTCTATAATAGACCTTCTATTTTGCTCTTCATTATTATAGCGATTGAAAAAATCCATAGCTTTTTGTTGTTCTTGAGTAATACCAGGTCTTAATTTAATTTCCTCGTAATACTTACTCTTTGTTTCTTCCAAAAAGTTTTTAGCTTTTGCAACCTCTTCTTTAAACGCAATTTTCTTTTTGCGTATATCTCTATCCTCATCTATTTCTTCATCATAAGTGAAATCATCTAATAAAATATCAATGTCTTCTTGATCCAAATGAGGTTTTGTTTGTTTGTAATATTCTTTTAATAAAGTATTGCTATCAACGTTTGAATAATCAGCATTTAATCTTGCATAATCTTGCACAGTACCACCTGTTTCTTGCATAAACTTAATTAGTTTATCTATTCCTTCGGGTAGCTCTGGTGCTTTTGTTTCCTGTAATACTTCTTTTTGTTCCAGTCGGGGAGGGGTAGTTTCATTGCTTCCATCCATTCCCGTCGTTCCAGAATTATTTTCTTCATCTTCCACTAATTTTATAGGGGAATCTACTTCTTCTTTTTGACTTTCTTGGGTAGCGTCTTCCCCTTTGGCGTTTCTTTCTCCCACTTCTTTGCCATCTCCGGATTGGTTAGATACATCCACCTTCTCTGCGCTTGACTCTTGAACGGCATTTTCTTCTATTTTTTGTTCGTTAGGAATTACCACTTTGGTAACTTCTTCTTTAGGTTTATCTAGTGGCGCTTGATCTTTTAATTCAACTTTTACGATCTTTTGTTCTTGCACTAAATTTTTCGGTTTAGTGGGTTTCTTCATTTTGAATTCCCCCTCTTGTTTTACTTGTACTTCTGCCATGATATAATAATATAAAATTGATTAATAAAAAAGTTTACCTTGGTTCAAATTGCTCTAATCCAAACCCGCCTAGATTATCATTACCTGATGATTCAAAATCTTTAGGCAATAGATCATTTTTTCTTTGATCTATAAGTTCAGATTGTTGAGTTCCTTGAATTTTAACTCTTTGATCTTTACGATCTTCTATTTGTTTTTCTTTCATTGCTTGCGCGTCTGCTTCTATTTGAGCAAGCTTCATTTTGTATTGGAACTCTTCAGCCATTAATTGTTTTTTAATTAAAGCTTCTTGTTCCATTTTATTTATTTCAAACTCAGACTTTGCTTTTTCAATTTGTACTTTTGTTTCAGCTAATGCTTGTTGTTTTTGCACCTCAGCTAAAGCAGCTGCTTCTGAAGCTTGTGCATTAGATTGGCCTTGCGCTTGAATATTAGCCAGTTGAGCAGCTTGTTGTTGTTCAGCTCTTTTAGTTCTTCTTAATTTTAATACTTGATTAGCTAACTTAATATTTCTTATTTCTCTAATATCAATAGCATCCTCAAGATTAATAGAATTTTGTTGCAATGAAACTTGAATATTTTGCTCAAGCATTGCTTTCTCTTCAGCATCTGGTTCTAGCTCTAAGAATATACCAAAATTGTGTATATCTAATTTAGCAATCTCTTCTAATGTATTTACATTGAAAGTATTAATACTGCTTAGCAAAGCTTCTTTTGTTAATGGGAATTGCAAAGCATCATTTACTCTAAGACCGATATTTTCTGCATTTCTTATTGTAATATACATTAAAGCTTTCAATATGTGTCTAACAGCTACATTTGAATTTGCGGCTGCCATTTTTTGTAGTCCTACTAAAGCATTTTTATCAGGTGAACTACCATCCACAGCTTCATTTAATCCTGTAGTATCTCTTATCATTTGTAAATAATATTGATAAGTTTGGATTAAAGCGGAAATTTTAGACATACCATTTGATGTCTGTAATTCTTGAATTGGTACTTTACCTCTATTTAAATCACCCTCTTGTGTTAATGATCTACCAACGATGCTACCGGTTTGGAAATACATGTTTAGTGCTTCCGCTGGATTATAATTGGTTCCATTACCTAAATCAACCTCGGCCAAACCATCCATATCTAAATACACCCCATCTGGTACAACTCTTGACAAAACCTGTTGCAATTTTAAATGGGTTAATTGAATCATATCTGCAAAAGAAGTTATCTTGTTTACAACTGAATCAATTCTACCTTTATATAATCTAGGCGCGCAGATGGAATAATTCATGTTAACTTTAGTAACATTACCATAAGGCCTAGTCATATTTTCAGATAACTTCCAATCTAATATTTTAGGCATTCCTAAAACCTTAGCTCCTGTATATAATACCTCAATACTTCTACTTACTTTTTCAAAGTTATCGCTTTCTGGAGGATTGAAGCTGTCGTTTTTTTCTAATATTTTTTCTAAGCCTTGGTCAGTGTATTTTAATTTAAATACTTGATTAGCATAAGTTTTATATTCAAAAAATAATATAGAAACTAAATTGTCATCATTATTACCACTATAATTTCTTACGTAATTACTATAATTACTTGGCCCTCTATATTTTTGAATTTCTTCTAAATCAGAATTAGTTAAATTAGGGAATTGTTTTTTTACTTCAGAAAGACTTAAATTTTTAACTTCGCCAACATAATATATGTCATCAAAATTAGGATCTTCTGTATAAGAATAAACAAGAGCTGCGGGATCTACATAATTAACTTTGATACCTTCAGATAAATTAAAGCTTGTTTTAGAAGCGCCAATTCCTAATACAGTTAAGTCGTAAGCTATCTTTCTTTTTGTTTCATCATATTTATTAAAATCAAAAACATTATTTATAACTTCTTCTTCTGCTATCTCAATGCTTTGCTTATAATCTAATTGCAGCATAACATCTAATTCTTCCCTAGTTGCAGGTAAAGCTTTTGGGTCTGCACTCGCATAAAAATTTTGACCAGTTAATTGATTTAATTGTTCAATATATTCTCTATTTTGAATATCGCGTAATGCATTAAAAGCAAAATCTGTTCTTTCTTTAATAGCAAATGGGTCGTTTGCAAAAGCTTTAATTTCATAGCCTTTGTCCACCATTCCATTTACTATAATATCAACAAACTTAGGTATTATAGGTACTATTTTCCAATCTAAATTTAAATAAGATAAATCACCATTTATGGATAATTCATCTTTATACTTCTGAACAGACTGTTCGCCTCTGGCATATAATCTAAGATTATGATAGTTTTGAAAATTTTGCAAATAACGGTCACCGCCGGTATCTTGTCTAAACCATTCATTTTCAATAGCTTGCCCCACTTGTAGACCATAGTCGTAACTATTTTTTATTTCATCAGATACTACTTGGTCTGGAAATGAACTATTGTAATTTGTATAAACCATTTATTTAAATTATTTTTGACGTAACTCCATCGTTATTATATTTTCTTATTTGCAAACTTACTGGCTCAAATACTTTTTTAGAAATTGGTGCATATCTATTTTTATTACAAGCCATAATAGCTAGCCCAGAACTAATGGACGCATCATGTTTTGTTCTATTATTTAAATTAAATTTTGCCCAATCATTTAAAGTTCTAGTAAAATACATATTCCCATAACTATCATTATTGAAACCTATGTGTTCGTTAATGTAAGTTTCAATAGCAGCGGCATGAGCTTGCTTCATATCTTCACTAGAGTTCGGTACTCCACCTATTTCTCTTTCTGTTACAGATAATTTATTATATACTTTATCGGGTCTATTCATTGAGTAACCTCTATAGCCCCTTCTTTTAATATAATATAATAGTCGAGGTTTGTTGTTTTCTGCTAATATTGGCATGCCGTAAAAAACTAAAGCCATTAGTACATCTTCAAAAAATGTTTCGGCATTATCAGGTCTAGCTACATATTCTAAAAAAAATTGGTTTGGCGGTACATCAGCCATGGTAAATTTTGTTAATCCATGCAAAGAACCTTTAGAGCCTCTACCGTCTACCGTACCTGATATATCATAACTGTCGCATCCAAACGCACCAAAGTCTTCATTGCCGGGATATTTTATACCATTCTTTATAATAATTTTATTTTGCAAATGATATGGTGGTGTCCAGGTAATAAAAAATCTTCCGTTTTTACTCGGCATAAAGATTACTTTAGTATCTTTTATACCGTTTTCCCATTGAAAATTGCCTTGAGTAACTAAACCACTGTATTTAGCTTCCTCAACATAATCTATTTGTTCATATATTTTAGACAAATTAAACAACGATTGTTTTGCTTCATCTCTAAAAGCATGCTCTTGTGTTCTAGGAAATTGCCTATAAAATTCGTTTAAAGCGTCTTGATCATTTTTTAATCCTTCTACTTCATTTTGCCAATATTCAATTACTCCAGTGTCAATCCATTGGCCATCAATCCCTTTGACTTCTTCATCAGGGGTGTCGAATACAGGTAATCCATACATATCAATGAATCCTTCGTAATTCCATTCCATAGGTATGAACAAACTATATAATCCTGTACTAGTCTGTCCATTGCGGTTTCTTTTAGTAACGTCCGAGCCATTGTAAAGTTTTTTAAAGTTTTCACCTCCTTTATCTAATGCGTTTGAGGTAGACCCCATCATGCATTTTCCAACTATCTTGCTTCCTAATCTTAAAGTAGTTTTAGTTACTCGCCAGTTATTTAATATATTATCTGGTCTTTCCCATTTACCAGATTCATCGTGAACTAATAATTTTAATTTTTCACCATCATAACTGTTGTCACCCGTATTTTTCCAGTCAATAGTTGTGTCAAGCCCATCAATTTCATCTAGCTTTTCACCTATTTCAATTTTTCTTCTAGTTAATTTTGACGCCGGGACTCTGTACGCAAGCTCGGTTTTCGGCCTGTCCATTCCGTCCTGTATCGGCTTGAAAAAGAACGGGTAGTTTGTGGATATTGGTACAACCTTATCGGTAAACATTTTTTTCGCATCAGCTCCCGTCTTTGATAATATTCCAAATCTAGAATCACTTGACATTGTTGCCTGGTTAACAACCTCTGACGATCCCATGAAGCTAAACCCAGACCGTCTATTTTTGAGGTAGATAAGACCATAACATCGGTCATCGGCCTTACAGGCTTCCCAAAATATAAAGAATAATCTATTCGACTCCCTAAAGTCTGCTGCCCCCACATCAATCTTGGTGTGCTGCAAGTACATGTAATGAGAACCAGTAACATAAGTTGCAACCCCTTTATTATAAAACGTAAACCCTTCATCTCTATATCTAAATTCGTTATCAATATAATCGTACCAATTTTCTTTAAAACTATCAGGGTATTTATTCCAATCAAATACAGATTTTATTTTAACTAATTGTTCTGGAAAAGGAAGTCTTTCCCAATATTGTTCTGCTTTGACTTTACTTCTTTGATAAATTTTATCTACTAATGGTAATCCAATTTTAAGGTTTTGAATTTCATATATTTCACCAACTGTACCGTTTTTACTTATAACTACTATATCGTATTCTTTGTTATAGCCGTACTTAAACTTTTTTAGTCTATTTAATCTTTTTAAAGTATTAGGCTTTATATGATCATCTAATACTTTATATAATGTTTGTTGGTACATTACTTAGATCTTTTTTCGGCAAAACCACCAAATTGCTTTGAGGTTTTATCGTTAGCTTCTAATATGTTTTTTTCATTTTCTATTCTTGTAAGAATTTCAAATGCATCGAATATTGCTAATTTTTTTGTTGCTGCAGCGTTTTTTAATCTATCCGCAGATATATCATCATCAGAATCTACTATTGCTTCTTTAGCTACCTTAATTAATTCCTCAACTGCTTTTTGCCCAGCTTGGATTATATTTAGTTTCGTTTCCTTGATGTTCATATTTAATAACAATATCATTTGATTTCATACAATATAAAAGCTCATTATCAATAATAAATTCCCATTCACTATTCGGCGTATACCCTACCAGGTCACCAGGAGCTATTTTAAGCTCGTTTAAGGAGCTATTACCATATCTTAATATACCAACAAGGCTTTTTGTTTTATCTAAGCTTAGATTGTCGTTATTTAAAATTGGCTTTACAAAACAACGATCCATAAAGGACTTCCATTTGTTTTGTTTTTTGTACATATATATTTGATCAGGTTGACAGAAATAAAGATTGTCTTTAAAATATTTACTGCTATTTTTTTCTTTTCCTTTAATATCGTAATACCTTCTAAATACGTTATGATGTATAATTACGTGATCCCCAGGCTTTATTACAGTTTTGTAAGCAAGTGGTACACTTATTACTTTAGCTGTTTTATTTACAAACTTGTAAGATTCAATTTTTGTATTTAAAATTAGCTTTAAATTGTCTACTTCTATGGTGTTATTATATCTTTCACCAATAGGTTCAACAATAAAATCATAAAGACTATTCATACTTTAAATCGTATTCAACAGAAATAGCCATGTTGCTGTTAAACTTTTTCCATGGTACTACCTCATCATTTTTTTTAATATGAATATTATAAGAACCGTCAGTATCTTCAAATATGATATAAGCTATTTTATGACCACCGTAGACTTCCTGTCCTATAGAGTAATGCATAGCATCATTTTTATAATCAGCTCCAATACTGATCTTTCTTATAATACTTGACATTTTATTTTATTGTTTAATTTCTGATGAATCTATTTCTGTGTAAATTCCGGTTTCTAAATCTACACTTATAGCTCCGTATTCTTTTTCTAACTCTTTTTTATACTCTTCCATATCGCTAGCTATACCCGCGTATTCATGGAGAAGCACATGTTTCTGCTGTTCCAAAAAACCCACATCTCTCAGCTTATTACTCATTGAAAGTTGTTGATCTTTAATTTTAGCTAATTGCTCTTCTGTTACTTTTTTTTCTTCTGTTTTTTTCATTTGATTAAATTTAATTGATTATAATAATTAGTGTGTTTTTTCTTTTATTTTTTCATAGGTTCTAAGCCCACCTAACCCCAGCATACCTAGTAAGACTGTCATTAAGTGTTCCATTTGTAATGCGGGAGGTATATCTTCAGGCTTCATTACCCATATAAATAAATCTCTTATTACAAAATTATACATTAAAGCTATCCCGCAAATCCAACCTATAAATGGACGCCACCCAGCAACAAATATAGTTCTGTGCTGGGCTTCAATCTCATTTATTTTAGTTTGTATTTCAAGTAATTCTTTAGGATCTAACTCTTTGCCTTTAATAGCCTCTCGTATCTCCCATGCTAAACTACCCGCGATGGATTTATTTTCGTTATTACCTTTTAATAACCCAAGAAGCAATTTAAACATTTATTATTAGCTAAATTTTACTTTTCTTACTTTTTGTTGAATTTTTCCTTTCGAACCAACTTTTTTGCTTTCAATAACTTTACCACCTCCGGCTAGTTTTTCTCCAGCTTTTTTTGCTTCAAATTTACCGCCTTTTTTACCTTTTTCGTAAACAGGTTTTCCAGTTCCAGCACCTACTATTTCAGTTACCATAGTACCAGTAACACCAGCACCTGGAGTTGATGGGGTATAATCAAAGTCATCTTCATGTCCTGATTTATGCATTTCCATTGCAGATCCTTTATAAGATCCACCCATAGCAACCGGGGAACCACCAGAGATAGAATGCTTTGACATCCAAGATGCTTGTTTTACAACAGGCATATCTTTTGATAAATTCTTTTTTTCTTGATTGGCAGACTCACC